AACTCTATCTCTTTATTAATCCTATCACGATTTTGATCTATCTTTGTGTGTAAAACTTGATATTTCTTCAAGTTTTGTTTCAAATCTTTCAAGAAACTCTGATCGTGTTCTCTTTGTAATGTTTCGATGTTTGTTTCTAAATCTTTGATACAATTTTGGTAACATTCAATGATACCTTGATGGGCATCAATTTCGGTATTGTTCTCAAAAATCTTGTTTTGATTTCGTTTTGTGTTTTCTTCAATATTATGTTTCTGTAATGCAATCTTATCTGTGATAACTTCTATGTTTTTTTGGATATCCTTGTATTGATCTTCGCATAGATTCAATCTAGATTTCGCTGTCTTAGCCATAGATGAAAAGATTTGGATATAAAGGATATCTTCGATGACTGCTCTACGTTCAGCAGCCACTAATTTCATGAACGGAACGAACGCTTTGCTTCCAAGCACAACAATCTGTTTGAATGATTTGAAATTGAAACGAAGGACTTCTTTTTCAAGATAGTTTTGGTAATCAATAGCACCAGAACTTTGATCCTTCAAAACATCGTTGCACCATATTTCGAATATTTTTGGTGATAAACCTCGAACAACCTTGTATTGTTTTGATCCTATTTTGAAGAAGATTTTGACTAGGCAATCTTGTTGATTGGTGGTGTTCACCAATTGTGGGATGTTGATCTTTCGAAATGCTCTACCAAATAAAGCAAAGGTGATAGCATCAACAAACGTTGTTTTACCAGCACCATTTGAACCATAAACAAGTGTTAGTGGGTTTTCTTCTAAATTGACTTCAATAGGATCATTACCAACACCAAGAAAATTCTTGAAAGTAACGGATTGGAAATGGATATACATTAACCTTCAATTGTGTCTTTGGTGATTGATAGGAAATCAATCTTTGGTTTCTCTGAAAAAATATGCCATTCACCATTAGCTTGTTTATAGATAACATTTAATTGTTGCACCAACTGGTTCGATAGTTCACTAGTTACTTTAAAAAAAGAATCAAATTCAAAAGCTACAGGCTTTTTTAACAGTCCCATTTTTATTCCTCCATCACATGTCTTGTTATGTTTGAGTAATCAATAATTTTCTTTGTCATCTCATTATCGAAACAATACCATTCACCAGATGCCATTTGTTTGTATATATAATAACCATCAGACATAAGTTGTACTATTTTTTCCATCTATTCTTCCAATAATGAGTCGTTGTAAATACTTCGAAAATGATCCTTCAATATACCTTTATCAATATCACTAGGTACATTTGTTACTTCAATGAAATGTTCTAACAATGTTGGTGTATCACTTGCTTGATTGATGACAATTTCAGGTAATTCTATTACCTCAATGAAGTTTTCAACCACGTTGACATTTTCAGGATTTGCATTGTAGAGTTGTTCTTGAAATTTGACCCATTTGTGCATATTAGTTCGTTTCTCAACAACTATTTTGACATAGTAACCAGTATAGTGCCCATAATCAAATTCTTTGATGTTTATTTCATCCTCGTTATAAGTGATTTTATGAAACATCTTATAGGGATTTGCAATGAATGTTAATTCTCTTGTTGCAAAATCGAAGGTATGAAAACCTTTGGTATCATCATAATCTTGCCAGGTCATTTCATGAGGATTACCCAAATAATAGATGGTCCCATCTGTTGAACGATGATGATAATGACCACTAAAGACCATATCAAATTTTGACATGATGCTGCGATCTAACCCTGTTTCTGCTACCTGACCTTGATGCATAACGAAACCATTGAACGCAAAATGACCCATGCAAATATCAGTTTTTGTTTGTTTCATTTCTTTAAAAGAGGCTTGTTCATTATCATCACAAATCCAAGGGATCATACAAACAGGAAAACCTTCAATGTCTATTGTTTGTGGTTCATCTATGATGGTTATATTATCATATTCTTCAAGTGTTAGTCTTGCATTATTAGGTTTAATTTTATTTTTATATGGAACATCATGATTACCAATTATCAAATAAGTTTTTATGTTCCGTTTTTTTAAGGGCTCAAAGAAAAATTCTTTAACTCTATGTAATGTGGTATAGTTTACATATTTACGCCTCTCCATCCAATCTCCGAGATGTATTACTGTTGTAATACCTTGTTTATCGATTTCAGGGAAAAATATATCGTTATAGAAACGTTCTTGGAAATCTAAGAAAACACTAGAATCGTTGCGTGCCCCTGCATGAGAATCGGTTATCATGACGACCTTAGACATTCAATTCTTTTTTCCAATTATTAACTATTTCATGTGCCCTAGTTGTAAATCCTTGATACTTATAGTATAAATCCGGATGATCATTTAACGTTCTTTCTAATGCAACCAATAATGCTTGAAACTCTTTCAAATATTTGTCATTAGTCATGTCAATTCTCCTCAAATAGAGCCTCAAGACCTTTCTTTGGTTTCTTTACTTTATCATTCTTAGCTTGGCGTTTACCTTCATATATTTCAATGGATTCAATGATGTTGTCGTAGTATTCAACAGGGACACTCTTACCATCAGTGTCACTGGATATAACATCATCGAACATACCATAATTAGCTGTCAACTTATATTTGATATATTGTTCCTTTTTCTCTTTTGCAATACGACGAATCATTGCATAGTAGATAATAACAGAGAAATATTGGACTGGATTGTTATATTTGACTGGATCATAGTTGTTAATGTAACGGATGGCATTCTCGATCCCATCCTCTTTCATTTCATCCAAGTAACTATAACCATTGAACCTGGGCATCTGCCCCAGATGTTCTGCAATATCCCAAATGCATTTTCCGATATAATTTGATATTTTAGTCTTGGTCTTAGCATACTCAACCATAGCTGTATGGAACTTTTCTTTGTCAACATAGTTGATGGTCTTGTTTTTTTTCTTCTTAGCCATCAGGATGTACTCCTGTGGCTTCTTTAACTCATCCATTTCTTAATCGTTTCTCCTATTGCGCTTAATGTAACATATCCGGGATGATTTGTCAATCGAAATTATTTTATTAAATAAGTGTAATAATTACAAAAAAGACTTGACTTTCCATGAAAAATCCATCAGTATGCTAGAAGCAACGGTAGCTTAAAATGTTTTTAATATTATTGTTCTATTAGTTTTTGAAAGTTTTTGATATGAGTCATTTGGATTTGGAGTTATTAGTTGAGGAATATTGTAAAACTAATGAAATAAAGAGGTTTGGTCCAGAGGCCAGGACTTCCTGTTATTGTTGTAATAAAGGATGGGATAGTACCTTTTCTAATATTAAGTACAAGGAAATTCCTTTTGATTGCGTTATTTGCCCTAATTGTAAAAAGAAGGCAAATAAAAAAAGGAAAATATATAAAATTAGTACTGGTATGGCTATTAAATATATGCATGATGGTGCCTATAAGAAAAATAACACCAAAACCAAAATTATTGACATCCCTGAATCGGAGGTGGGGACTTTGGCTTTAACAACCCAACGAATAAACATCAAATATGGTATTAATAGACACTCAAACCCATGGAGATAATTATGTCACATCAAAGAAAAACATATCCACGAGTCATTGAACATGTCGTTTCTGTAAAGGAAAAGACCAACGTAAAAAATAGACAAAAAAGAAGGGCCTTTCATGGCCCTAAAGTGAAACATTATACGGATAGCTGATTATTCTATATCGTATTTGACAACCTTTTCCAATGGAAAAGGTTTTACTATTTTACCTTTGATGATAATGATACCTTCTTGTTCTTGTAGATCAATGAAATAATTATTATTCATATCCTTTAAATCTTTGCAATTATCAGGAAATCCTTCAGGATCAAAATCCTCCATAAGGAAATCCTCCAAAAGGTATTTTTTATTATAACGAAGTAAATTTACACCACCATCTTCTGTTGTTTGAATAACGAAATAAAAATCTTCCATGTTAATTAATATCCCATATTGTTGTAGCCTTTGGTGTTACCCATTGACCTTTTACGATGATTAGCACAGTTGCTTTTGGGCTTATGCATCCAGTTGGATTGATATAAACATCATCACCATAAACCTTTTTACTGAGGTTATCTAATATTCCTTCTTTAGATAAGAGGTGCGTATGAATACAAGCAGGATTAGTATTGTTATCAACTACTGTAACTATATATGTATTCATTGTTTTTTCCTTACTTTCTTGTTGAATTAACAATGTGGGACACCAACTTAAATGATATCCATTTGTGTTACCACAATAGCTGCAAGTTACCATTATGCAGGCTCCTTTGGATCAGGTTCATTATTGGCTGTTTCTTCTGTTGTTACAATAGTGATATCTTGATTTGCTGTTGGCTTCCTTTTCTTTGATTTGAAATCAACATGAATCACTTTTTCGCCAGTTGGTTCATCTTCCTTTTCATCATCTTCTTCTGATGGCATATACTTTTCCATCTGTGCTTTTGATACATTATACAAATAATAGTGTTTGAACTGTTCTAGTGGAGCATAGATAGAGAGAATATCTTTATAATGAAAATAACTTACAGCATTAGATGCAATAGATGGTTCAACCATTGGAAACAATGCTGATGCTTTTCTACCATTGGGTTGAACCATGATAGAAATGTAGTAAGGATCTCTTACGAGCATCCTATCTTCATCTATCTCTGTGCATTTACCAATAATTAGATGACAATCATGTAGATAGAATATGAACACTTCATCATTAGCAAGACTTTTGGCATCAGATAGTTTACTCATATTACACTCCTAAATTTCACTTTACTGCATTTTGTGCATTCTTTTGATTGCCACAATGTTGAAATCATTTCCCATTTTGTCCAATTATGGTTCCAAAACCAACAGATACTCATAGTCTATTTTCTTCGTTTAGGTCACTATATTCCCAATGATCTTTATCACCATAATCAGTAGTATATGGATCTGTGTCATCAAAGATCATAACCCAACGTCTATATTTTGGTTTCCAAAATAGGTACCAGGGGGTTAATACCCAAGCACATTTAACATTGTTAACATAATGGTGTATATCTTGATTAGTATCGTTCATGTATCTAACTCCCTTATTTCTTCCCAAAAATAACCTAAATAAGAATTGCAATAATTATTGCAACGTGCAATAAAATCTGTTTCGGGTTCCGATGAACCTTGAATGATAATACCATTAATGCAAATAGAATGTTGCATTTTGCCATTCATATCTTCATAGTCATCATAATATTTCACTAAAACAATCATTTTAATCCTTCTTGGTTATCAGAATATAACCAAACATTGTTGAAAACATAATGAGTATAGATACTTGAATGTATCCAATACATTTGCCGTCTATATCTAGGTTTCCAAAATAGGTACAAAGGAGTTTTTTCCCATGGACCACTAGGTTTTAATTCGATCATTTTAATTTCACCCTATAGATAGAAAAAGCAAATTTTTCATCATTGTATATCTTCAATCTGTTTGCGAAATGACCTAAGGTATAATTAGGTTTGTCGCCTTTTTGCTCCCGGAGATCATCACTGATATCATATAGTGTACAATACATTTTCGTTTTATGCAAGCGTAATCCCCGGCCTATTGATTGCAATGATCGGATTTTCTTTTTCAATGGCGACGCAAAAATGATGTTATGGAGATTTTTGACGTTGTTACCAACTGACCATGTTCCAAATGACGCCAAAACGATGGCGTTGTGTTCTGTCTCTAGAATCTGTCTAACTTGTTCTCTGATTTCAGCATCAATTTTACCGTGAATGTAATAGACAGGTCGTTTCCCTTTAACCTTATCCAACATCTCCTTCAAGAGGTCACCATGTTTAGCGATATAATTGAATAGTATTAGAGTGTTTTTTTCGAGACTCATTGCTAGATTGCAAATGAATTTGTTTCGTTTTGAATCAGAAATCAAATATTCTAATTCATCGCGATAGTCTTCAATAGGACAACCACCGTGCTCTAAAACGACACATTTTATTACTAACTTAGACAGAATATCTTGATCCATCAATTCTTTGGATGTCGCCGGTTTATACATCAAACCAAGTAAGCCTTCTATTGTTAGTTTGTGAACCAAAACATCATCAAGTGTACCAGTTGTTCCAATTCTGAATTGTGCATTGGTGCAATTACCTAGGACATATTCGAGAGATTTAGCTTGACAAGTGTGACAGTTGGATACATTTATGCCCTCGGCAAAATAATTGTGATTATCTTGTATGTGTAAGTTGTAAACTTTTTTTGGTGTAGTAATTTTTGTTATTTTTGTGATTTTTTGAGCCATTTTAACCTGTTTTTTATTTTATCTTTGTTGATAACACATTCGTTAATTTTTGAAACCATTTCGGGTGTTTTTGTGTTCCGAAAAAAATCATCATCAACAACAACATAATTATATCCTTGTGATATTGTTGCTGGACCTTTATCTTTTAGTGTAAATTGATATTTTTTTGGTTTGATTTCGAAAATAGTATTTGTTTCTGGATCATAAAAATCTGTGATGTAAATTCTAGTTTTTTCCTTGAATGAATCATAATACGGTATCCGTTTTGTTTCATATTGAAGATTTGGATATAATAACCAATATATTAATTCCCATAAACTTCTAACTTTTCGTAGATGTCCATTATATAGAAAATCTATAGTTCCTAGTGATTTATAATTTTCAGATTTTGGTGTAAATTCTCCATTCATAATTTTTTGTGTCATAGTGAGACTTAATTTTTCGTTTGTTTTTTGTTTTGTTTCTGTGGACATTTTATGAGAAGAATTATTTTTGGTTTGAAAGTTTGATTTTTGTTGATTTTGACAAAAATCACTACATACCTTTTTTCTTCTAGATGCTCTGTCTATGATACCACCACATATCACACATTTTAATTCCCCATAAAGATAATTTTGGATATTTATTTTAGTTTGTTGATATGTTTCACTAATTAAATATTCATAATCAGAAAAATTGTTATTTTGAAATAATGTTTTTATAGTTATTGGTGACATCTGGGAAAATGCATTTTTGTTTAAGTGTTCAAAAAATAGCTTAAAATCGTTTGACATCTATGACCTTCTATGACTTTCATATACTATTTATAATATCACCTTCTTCGAGGAGATCAACTCTTTTCCATATACCTGTAGTTAATAAAACGGTATGATTGCCTGTTATTTTGAATTTTTTCCTATTTTCAAATTCAATTTCAAACATATCTTCTTTGATACTAATATTTTCATGAATTTTTAGGACAGGTTTATTTTCGATTTCTTTTGTGGTTTCATTATAAGTTTTAACTAAATCACCAAGCTTTATATCTTTTATCATTTTTTCTGTTTCATCTGCCATCCTAATTTTTGTGTTTTCATCTAAACATTCATCTGCTATAATAGCTTCAAATTGAGCAAGGTATTCAGGTGACATATTCACCATTGATTGCCATGTGGAGATTTTGATTTTATGACTTGACTCTTTCTCTTGATTAGCGTATATTTTAGAAACATTGTTCTCAATACTCCAACCATTATTGACAGAATAATCTCCGAAATCAGAGTAGAGTTGTCGAACAAGGTTGATTGTTGGAACAATGATAAGTGTCTTTTTATTCATTATTCTAGCTAAGAGGTAAATGATTAGTGACTTACCAGAAGCAGTAGGGCTAACGATCAAAAGTCTTTTGTTCTGTAGTGATTTGAGGACAGCATTGAATTGGTAATAATAGGGTGTGAATGGTAATTTAAGACTATCAATGATTTTTTGTAAGTCTTCTGATTGAAGTGGGATTATTTTAGAAAGCGAAGGATCGGAAATGGATACATTATATCCATGATCCTTCGCAAACTCTTCCACATAGGGTATTAAACCGGCTAATAATTTCATATCTTTTAAATGAATGAGTTTGATTTGGCCATTCCATTTGTATTTAGGAAATTTACCTTTGATTCTTTTACCGGGCTGACGATAATTGTGGTTTGGTATAGTAAATGTGAAATAATCTTGTAATTCCTTAGAAATTCCATATTCTGTTTCGATCCTAATATAGGATTCATTAAGTTTTATGATTTTTACTTCTTGCAAGATGCACTTCCAAATTTTTATACCATTTCATACATATATTAATAGTCTGTTCAAAAATTATCCCCCATTTTTGAACCTTTCCCAATCCATATACCCTTTTAATTCCCAAGTCCTATTTTTTAATGTTGCCATGATTGATGTGCAAATTGCAACCATTTCTTCATGATAAGCAACTTTGTCTTTAATCGCAATGATTGCTTGGTCTGTATCAACATATGTACTAACATCAGATTTCAATAAAAATTTGAATGGTTCAAGACCTAATTTAGTTAGCATAGCCTTGTCTGTATTGTAATGACCAGAGTAATAGTTGTATTTGGTCTTACGCTCAATAGCCAATTCATCATTACATTTCTTCAATATTAGCTTGTGTTTGACCAGTATTTTGAGGTATTTACTGTGAATTTTTGGTATCTTTATGAGTTCAATACCAGGTTCATCGTTGTCGATGATGCAATCATCTTCCCATTGTTGTAACAATTCTTCGATATTCATGCTACCATAATACTACAAATGGGTTAAATTGTCAACTATTTTATGTCGTCGCGATGAATAGTATAGGATGTATGAGCAGATTTTTTCCCTCTACCTGATTTCGTTTCTGTATGTTTTGTTGCAAATTTATTAGAAAGATGCTTGTAAAGTCTTACCCGTGAAGGTTCTGTGTGGTGAGCAGAGAAAGTTATATGTTTTATATTTGGATGATTTTTAAGATGATCATGCATAACATGTTTTACTGTGCTGAAAACCTTGACAGAGGAAGTTCTTTCCTTTTTGTTAATTTCAGTTGACCCTCTAGAGCCATCTGAGTCCGAATCATGAAACGAAACATCTGCTCCACCGGTGGGACCATGATGAATGTCAACATGATATTTATTTCCGTTATTAGTTTTAAAATGGGCTGAATGATCCCTAGGACCTTTGGTGTGTTTGGTGTATTCGTAGGATGAACTATCGAACAACTCCGTAATGAATTGTTTGAATGTTATCATCCTGATATGACTTCCCGACTATATTTAAAGAAAGCAAAAGTAGCAGAGCAAGTTATTACATCATCGGCACTTTGTTCTGTGTCGAAATCAATGTCACCTAATGAGATAGGAAAACAATCTTCAAAATTAAAACGAAGCCGAGGGTTGTTTTGACTTGATAAAACTGTTAATGTGCAATCAGAGTATTGGGGGAAATCAATATCAGGTGGAACATTGATCATTCTTCGTAAATCGCGATAACTAGAGTAACCTTCTTCGATACCTAAATCTTGTAACCATCTATGAATTTCATTCCATGAGTTCATCGTTTCTTCAACTAAGAAGGATATATCAAGCGTCTCATATGATAGTTTATTACCAGGAACTGGTCTGTTTTTGAATGGTGTTGGTTGTTCTAATGCTTGAATAGAACCACCAGGTAGTTTGAATTTCTTGAGGAAATATTGAACATCGGGTAACCTTTTGAAACTCAATTGAAATTTCGTTGGTTGGAGTAATGATGTCGATGATGGTTGTGAAAATATGTTGTCCATATTTATATTTATTCAAAGAAAAACCCCAATTAAGGGGTCATTTCTCATTAAATTAGTGTTAGCTAATTTTTAGTCAGCAACATGCACTAATGGTGCACCAAGATTGACTTTGTGTGGATCTGTTACTGCACCAGTTGTAGCACCAACACCGGCACCAATACCTGCTCCAACTAGAATACCTACTGGACCACCAAGTAGACCAATTGTTGCACCTGTTGCAGCACCAACACCGGCACCAGAAGTTGCACGATCAGGAGTGGAAGTTCCACAAGCTGCGAGTGCGAGACATGTAGCCATAGCAATCATTACTTTACGCATTTTAAAATCTCCTTTGAGTTGTTAAATTTAACAAAATGTATTATAATTGATCCAATCGTAGATGTCAATAAGAAAAAAGCCTCCATATTTAGGAGGCTTAATTTTAGTAACAGTGTTGTAAATATATTACATCAAATTTTGGATTTGGATAATCCTATAATATTTATTAGTCCTAAAATTCAATGCACCAAGGCCTTGGTTTAGACCTTCGGCAAATGGGTTGTTTACCATTCCATAACGAGTTTTGAAACCAATTTTTGGTTGGAATGTATTGGTATCAATAGCGCGTACCATTTGTAGTGGAACATATGGGCAATAGAATAGACCACAATCATATGGGCTTGAACCCTTATAACCAACTACGCATAGTTCATTACCAGAACTAGACCCACCAAAGTATGGATCAATATAAACTTTGATTCGCCCATGTAGCATACCTGCATAGGTGTTGCCAGTATCATCAACTTGTAGGTCAGCTTTTAGATCAGGTGTGTATGATAGAACACCAGTCATTGCCATAGCAGAAGCAACGTCAGATGAAACGACCATAATATTACCACGCCCACGTCTTGTATCCTTTGCGATACCGTTAGCTTCGCGTTCTAGCTGGAAGATAAGACCTTTGAAACGTTCAACAGACCAACGACCATTTGAGTCAGTGTCAAGATTGAATACACCTGGAGTAGTTGTTCCAAAAGCAGCTCCCTGCACAGCAATGAAGTAAAGTGTGCGAATAACTTCACGATTGATTTCAGTTAGAACTTCGGTTGTTAGGATGTTAGAAAGTTCTGTTTCAGCATCTAAACCATGAATAGCTTTTAGGTCTTGTGCTAGTTCCATAGTGTATTCAGCTTTTAGGGCACGAGACTTTGCAGTAACAGTTACCTTTTCAATACTGAAAGCCATTTCTGGGAAGTTGTTAGCCCCTGTACCGTCTCCAAGAGATTCAGCATACGCAGTTGGCATACCAATACCAGTTGTGTATGCTGTATTACTAGAAGTGTTTGCAACAGGGTTATTGCCTGTGTCGCCTGCTACAGTTGGACCAAATGCACCACCTGATGTGAAACCAGTAAATTCGGTGTTTGCTTCGTTGTAGAAAGCTTCTGGACCAGATTGATTCTGATAACGAGAACGCATCGCAAAGATTAGGCCTGTTGGACCAGTCATTGGTTGCACGCCAGCAAGATCATAAGCTAGAAGATTTGGTAGTGCCCGACGAACCAATGAAATTAGAATTGGATCGAAGGTTGCAATCTGACCACCGCTCATATTGTTAGTCGGAGGACCATTGAACTCTGTTAGGAAGTTTGGACGACCAGAGATATCACCTTCGGTCATTTGAACTTGGGCTTGGTTCTCTAGAATAACAGCCATGTCACCAATCTTGTGACGGCCTACGATTTTGTTGTAATCTTCATGTTCTAGGACGGGTTTCCATTTTTCAATGAGCATTGACCGTCTTGATTCATTTTGTTTAATCATTTGGTTAGAGTCAGACATTTATCATCTCCTGCCTTAAATCGGCTTTTCTTTTTATTTATTAAAATTTCATTCTTGACATGGTATCTCTTACCATTTTAACGCTTGGATCAATATAACCAACTTCTTCACCTTCATCAAGAACTACTTGATTGGTATTCAAAGCATCTCTTTGAGGTGTTTTGATTTTAGTTGGGAAGTAACTTTCGCGAATTGTCATGAGTTTGGTTTTGAAATCATCAGCATCGGTGTATTCAACTCCTTCTGCTAGTGACTTTACTTTCTCGGTTTGTGTTTGAACAAGACCTTCACAAACGGTACCCAGGACTTCACTTTTCTTTGATTCAGCAAGTGATTTGTTCATAGCAACGTTCTTTGTGATTTCAGAATTTAGGGATGCTTCTAGTTCGGCTACCTTTTCAGATAGTTCACCAACTAGATCAACCTTTTCTTCTGGAATATCAATATAGTTTTCGATGAATAGACCACGAAGTCCTGTGATGAAGTTTTCAACAATCTCGGCTCTTAGTCCCTTTTCGATTGCGATTTCGTTTTCAGTAACCCATTCTTGGACAATGTAGTTTAGATAACCATCAACTTTTTCTGTTAGTTCGGTTGTGATTTCTTCAACAGCTTCGTCAAGATTGGCTTCAAACATATCATCTAGAGTGGTTGCAACGGCATTAACCCGAGCAACTACAGCAGCTTCAAAGATGGTTGTTGCTTTTGTTACAAATTCTTCTGATAGAGTTTCACCAGAAAAAATAGCTGTAATGTCTTCTGTAATAGTTGCGCGATTGGCTGTTAGAATTTCATCAACAGTTTCTTTGACTGGTTTCTTTGGTAGAGTTTTACCAAATGCTTTTACGGCTTTCTTGACATCTTTTGGTGTAGCAATTGCTTCCTGTAATGATTCTTCAATATCATCTAGGAAATCAACTACATCTTCTTCTTCAATACCGTCATATTCGGAGTCAATAGCTTCTTTTACAGCCTTAACTTTTGCTTTGGTAGAATCATTACTCTTGTAGTCATACTTGGCTGGAGCCTTTTCAGAAGCGTCACGATTTTTCTTTTGTTCGGCCTTTGTTTGTTTCCGATAACGGAAAGCAACTTCATCCATTTGTTCTAGTTCGGTAATGATCTGAGCAGCCAACACAATAGCGGACTCATGAGCCCATTGTGGAAGAACATTACCATTACCAGGATGTACTCTTTCAGGTCCAGAAGTGTTCTGCCTATTGGCAATGGCATTGATGTCCATATTTACATGTTGTTTAGCTGGATCTGAATTGTCACCATAGCCTTGTGTTTGCTGAGGCTGTGGAGCAAGTTTCTTCATTGGTTCTTGACCGGTTGGTGGAGTGTGTCCTGGTGGAGTAGCATGAGGAACACCTTTAGTGAAATCCG